GTCTGGCGTCTTTTGTTGTTGCGCAGATATAGAAGTCACACTAATATCCCTGTGCGAAACCCATTCGAGGAAGGAAGGATGGAAAACAATATCGGTGTTCCCCTGCGCGATTTCGCGGTGGGGAAGACTCAGCCAGAGCTTGCAGTGCTGCTGAACGTGTCCCAAAGCGCTGTTTCACAGATGCTCAGTTCTACACGGGACATTTGGGTCAAGACAGATCCAGCAGGGAACTGCACTGCAATTGAGATTCGGCCAATAGGTTCTCGGCGGAAACCCAAAGCAGCTTAAAAGGGTGCCGAGCTGGGGCCTCTCACCAAAGAATCCCCCAGCCCGGCTACGACGATACACAGCACATGCACATCGGTCGTGGTCGTAGGATAGGTCGTACCTTTTCCGATGGCTAGGCCGTAAACGGGGAATTTACGGTTATGAGTCGCACAGATCTTTTACCGGGCGCTGGCCCGGTCCTTTCTTTGCGCGAGGCGCTTTACCGTGCCGGGCGCGATTTTCGTGGTGGTATCACCACATTGGCCCATGACATGTTCATGGATTACGACGAACTCCAGAAGAAACTCAAACTCAACGAAGAGCGCCGGTGGCTGACGCCTGATGAGTTGGAAGAGGTCATCCGGTTGACCCAGAGCTCGGCGTTGCTCGATGCTCTGGTGCGTCCAGCGGGCGCCGTCTGGTACAAGCCAACGCCAGTACCTGCAACGTCCGAGGCATTGAAGTCGGTCGGTAAGTTGCTGGAGAAAACCGGTGAGTTCGTTTCGAGCATGCACGCCGGTGCAGCGGATAACGTTTGGGAGCCGCACGAAGTGGCGACCCTGGACAAGTACGGCATCGACGTCATTCAGGCGGTGCTGGGCATCATGGCCGGCGCACGGCAGTCGATGGAGTCCCAGGACAATGGCTGACGATATCGATCGCGCCAACGACCAGGCGCAATATCTGCTCGACGTTGCCATACACCTCAACCGCCGCATACCGACCAGTCGCGTCAGCGCGCAGTTCTGTGAGGACTGCGACGACCCTATCCCGTTGCTTCGACAGCAGACGATTGAGGGTTGCGAAACCTGCGTCAGTTGCCAAGGGCTGCGGGAGCGGCGCAGATGACCGATCAAGATAATCGATTGCCTACTGCTGACTGGGCCCAGTTCTACGTTGATACGTTTGGTTTGGCGCTGGTGCCGATTGAGCCAGGTCAGAAAGGTCCGAAGGGGATGGGCTGGAACAAGCCGGGTGGGTACTTCACCGACTCGGCGAAGGCTGCGGCGTTCTGGACAAAGAGGCCTGAGCACAACCTGGGTGTGGTGCTGGGGCCGAGTCGTATCTGTTCACTGGACGTCGATGACGTGCAGTGGACGCGGCATGTTCTGTATGACCTGCTGGAAATTGATCTTGATGCGATGGCGCTGGTGTTTCCGACTGTGGTCGGCAACCCGGCGCGCTTCCGCATCATGTTCCGCGTGCCTGACGGGCTTGAACTGAGCCGTCATGCATTGGCGTGGCCGAACGAGAAAGATCCTGACGGATCGATACACAAGGCGCTGACCGCCAAGGCGAAGGCTGCGAAAGCGGCGGGTGATGCTGCTGGTGAAGCCGAGGCAAAGGCTGAGGCGGACGAATACCAGCGCATCACGGTGTTCGAGCTGCGCGGCGGGTTGGTGCAGGATGTGTTGCCGCCCTCGATCCACCCGGGCACGGGTAAACCGTACACCTGGCGCACGCCGCCGAGCGTGAGTGATGGCTTGCCGGTGTTGACTCCGGAGTTGCTGAAAATCTGGAGTCACTGGGACATCTTCAAGCGTGATGCCGAAGCGGCTTGCCCGTGGGCGCCAAAGCCGAAGAAACCGCCGGCCAAGGTCATCAAGCGTGCACCACCAGCGGCGGGTAAGCCCTCGGTGATCGACGAATTCAATCGCAGTCACGACGTTGAAGAGCTGCTGCGTGCCCACGACTACATCAAGCGCGGTAGTAAGTGGCTGTATCCACACAGCAGCACCGGGCTGCCGGGTGTGACGGTCAGCGACGACGGCAAGGTGTATTCGCACCACGGCGCCGATCCGCTCGCGAACGGCCACCAGAACGATGCGTTCGAGGTGTTCTGTCTGTTGCAGCATGGCGGCGACCAGGCGCGAGCGGTCAAGGACGCGGCGCGATTGCTGGGTATGCAGCATTCGTCGCGACCGGATCCGCGTGATCTTCCCCCGACCCCATCAGGTGACCCGAGCGAGCCGAGCTGTGCGCCCGACGACCCAAGCGAGGCCGCTCCGGCTGCTGACGGGGGCGCGGGGGAGGTGCTGACGCTTGAACAAATCCTGCGGCGGTATGCCCTGGTGGAGGGCACCACTCACGTGTGGGACTTCGACCAGTCACGGGTAATGAAGAAGTCGGCCTTTGAGGCGCGTGTCGGCAAGCCACTTGCGAAACAGTGGGCGGAGGATACCGAGCACCGCAAGCTGATATCGGATGAACATGTGCGCGACATCGAGCAGTCGCGGCGGATGGCGGGCAAGAAGGGCGGTGCCTTCGGGATGCCGCCGACCGAGCGTTACGTGTACATCGATGGCACGAAGGATGTTTGGGATCGCGAGAAGAAACGCCGCGTGGCCGAGGGTGCCGTGAAAATGGCACTGGGCGACACGTATCCATTGTGGTTGAACAGTAGCGAACGGCGGGTGGTCGATGTTGACCACATTGTCTTTGATCCGACGATGACCAAGGATCCGAGCGTCTACATCAACACGTTCGATGGCCTGCCGCTTGAGCCGGTCAGGGACGATGAAGCCTGCGAGAATCTGCGTTGGTTGATTTCGTTCCTGTGTAACCACGATGAGGACGCGGCTCGGTGGTTGACCCGTTGGATGGCGTACCCGCTTCAGCACCTGGGCGCGAAGATGGACACGGCGGTTTTGATGCATTCCATCATGGAAGGCTCGGGCAAAAGCCTGCTGTTCGCCGATGCACTGGGCATGCTTTACGGCCAGTACGCGGCGACGGTCGGGCAGACGCAGTTGGAGAGCAACTTCAACGCCTGGCAAAGCCGTAAGTTGTGGTCGGTGTTCGAAGAGGTTGTGAGCCGCGACCAACGTTACAACCAGGTGGGCAAGATCAAGCACTTGATCACCGGCAAGACGGTGCGCATGGAATCCAAGTTCATCAATGGCTGGGAAGAAGCCAACCACATGAATGCGGTGTTCTTGAGTAACGAAATTATGCCGTGGCCGATCAGCGAGAGCGATCGGCGGATGTTGGTGATGTGGCCCGAACAGACGCTGCCTG